GGACGTCAAAGATGCTTCGTTGCGTTTTTCAGACGAGGATTTATCCTCGTTTGAGTACGTTTCATCGCTTCTTTTTGGCCTTATGCTTAATGAGATCGACCTTTCAGTCGCCCTCGGTTCGCATATACCAAAACACGGTCCCGGAAAAACTGCTGATTCTATCAGCGGTAATCGCAAGTATTTTGCGATGTCCTGGACTCGAAGATTAGAAGAGAACTTCTTTTCTTCTGGGGACTTCCTCGTACCTAACTATGGGTATTCGGATGATCTCCAAAGTGTTGACTTCCTGGAACCCGGGATGGAACCGCCAGTTTCGGTGGTTGCAGTCCCTAAAACGCTTAAGACACCTCGAATCATTGCCATGGAGCCTGCGCATATGCAATATGCTCAACAAGCTCTTATGGAGGTTCTGGTTTCTAAACTAGAATCTGATCAACTTTTGGGCGGTATGATTGGTTTTACCAATCAAGAAACCAACCAAAAGCTTGCTCAATTAGGATCAAAATTTGGCCACTTGGCCACTTTAGATCTCTCTGAAGCAAGTGATAGAGTGTCTTTACGGTTAGTCTCGCGACTTCTTAGGAAGCATACTTCCCTTTATAGGGCAGTACTTTCCTGTCGGAGTCAAAGAGCGTCCGTACCTGGACACGGCGTGTTACGTCTGTCCAAGTTTGCGTCTATGGGTTCAGCGCTGTGTTTCCCTATAGAGGCTATGGTCTTTTTGACTGTAGTCTTTCTGGGGATACAGAAGGCGCTTAACCGTCCACTTGTTACGGCTGATTTGAAGAAAATCAGACGTAGCGTGCGTGTCTACGGCGACGATATCATCGTCCCTGTAGCTTATGCACCTTCGGTGGTCGAGAGCCTTGGGACCTATGGCCTCAAGGTAAACGTCGCAAAATCTTTCTGGACTGGAAAGTTCAGAGAGTCATGCGGTGGGGAGTATTATGATGGCGTTTCGGTTAAACCGGTACGCCTCACTAATTTACCCCCAAGCCACCGGCGGCAAGCCCGGGAATTTATCTCATTTGCATCCCAACGTAACCAGCTTTACGAAGCCGGTTGTTGGGGTACAGTGAGATACATAGACAACTTTATGGAGAGACTAGCCCCCTTTCCGGTTGTCGGTAGAACTTCCCAAGCAATTGGACGGATATCTTTCATACCTCTGTTCGAAGTAGGAAAGCAATGTCCAAACTTACATAAGCCACTTATAAAGGCCCTTGTGGGTGTGTCCAAACGTCCGTTATCTCCTTTGGGAGGCTACGGTGCTTTGATGAAATTCTTCCTGCGACGACTCAAATTTACTCCAGGAATGGAGCATTTTGGGCCGATCGTAGATGATGATCATCTGCGCTTTGCTGGACGTCCTAGGTCCGTCGACACAAGACTTAGGTGGACCTCCCCCGTTTAAAGGGGAGGTATGGCTTTAAGCCAAGCAGGGA